ATTCCTTTGCTTATTTTAATAATAGGGATTGGCTACCAATGCCTAGCTAGATACTGCGTGTTCAAGACGTACCATGAACGCATCGTTGAGGATTTTCGCCACAAACGTTGCTTTCCATCCAGATGTCGCTCGTTGGTCAAGTGCGTCAGCTGTACCTGCAGAGCCCAAAGGCTTCACAATGTTTTTCACAGCCTCACCTGAGATACGAGTGATTCCGTACGCATCCATTCCGAGTAGGAGTGTAGCGTATACGTCGATTCCACCTGCACCAGCTGCAGAGAATACCTTACAGTTTGTTGATTCAATGAATCGACAATCGTTCAGCTTTCCAACTTCATTCTCCATCACATTGATGGATGAGCTGTACTTCTCTACTGGTACCCAGCCTGTTTCATCCTGTAGGTCGTAAGTGGTGTCTGGATGACATAGACCGATGTATGCTGCGCTCACTGGCTCTGTAGCGATACCAGTTGATGCGTTAATCATACGAGTCACACGACGAGCTTTTGCATTTTTAAGTGTTCGCACACCCTTTCGCACCTCTGTCGCTGTAATAAGGTCAGAGGTAGTAATTGCTACTCGTGAAACTTGCCCAACGTAAGTCACAACTGTACCAGCTGCCAACACGTCTCGTGTTAGTTGGTCAAGTGTGTCTCCCATCTGGTCGCCGAGAATCTCAGCAGCCTCGATAAGAACTGGGTCTTTTGACTCATAGTCAATCACGTCAGTGATTGTAATGAAGTCACCATACTGCGCTACCGTTGCAGTGATGTCGGTCACAGAAAGCTGTGAACCTGTAGGAGTTATCCCCTCAGAAAGTGCTGTGGTAGCAGCAGAGAGGTTTCCATATCGACGGAACTTAATGGTGTTCGTACCACCATTTCGTGGAATATCACGAACTTGTCCGAACTTTGTGTGTACAAAGTACGCAACTGCTCGGAAAAGGAGAGTCCTGTCGTAGAACTCAGTGTTTTCACGTGATATTACGCTTCTATCTGTATTAGCCATTTTTTTGTTTGCTTAATAATTGAGTAAGTAATGAGGATAGTGTCGTTTACCGTCGCTTAGTTTTTGCGTCCTCAAGCTCTTTTCCAAAGTCAGAGAGTGGCATATCAGAGTATGATTTGCTGCCCTTGCCATCGGAGTTGCCTGATTGACCGCCAGCACTTTTGGTTTTGTCAGCCTTTTTATCAGCTGCCTTTGAGCGTTTTGCTCCAATCTTCATGAGGTCGTCTCCTGCTACCTCGTAAAAGATAGATTTGACTGGAACCCCAGCTCGGTTTGGATGCTTAGCCCATCGTGCTGTTTTCTTTGCGTACGGTTTGAAGTCGGGATTTTTTGCAATAAAGGCGGCGATTTCCGTATCAACTTCTTGCTCCTGTTGTTGCTTGTGAAATGGCTCCATTTGTTTTGCCACTTCTTTTGCAACTGCGTCTGGGACATCAGCATCGTCGGTATCCTCACCGTCTTTGCCTTTGTCATCATCGCCAGAATCGTCTCCCGACTTGTCTTTTTTGGCTTTCTCTTGAGCACGCCATGCTGCCCACTCAGAGTTTGGTGCGCCTGCTTTTGGTTTCCTCAACTCTGGGTCATCCCCGTCGTCTTGGTCATCATCAGCGTCGTCATCATCGCCATCGCTGTCGTCGTCGTCGGCTGCGTCGGAACCCTGTTTGTCGTCGGAGTTGCCCTTGCCGTCGTCGTCGTCATCGTCCTCTGCATCGTCATCATCAGAATCATCTCCTGAATCATCATCTGCATCGTTGTCGTCAGTATTTTTAGAGGTATCCGACTCGTCCTCTGTCGCATCTGAATCTTGGTCGTCGTTGCCAGTGTCAGTAGCATCGTCGTCCCTTTCTTCATCATGGTTTTCTGCGTCTCCCATAGAATGTTTTTTGTTTAGTTCGCACTCGGTACCAGAAATGGGGTAAAACTGGTATCAGTGGAAATGCTCTCAAAGTGACTAGCTTTGAGGTGAGCCCGACACGGGCTCAGTTCAGATGAGGGAGCGGAGCAAAGGAAATCGCCAATCCCATGACACTATCCTCACCTGAACTGAACCTGCGTCAGACTTTATTTAATTGTCAAATTGCTATTGCTCCTCGAGCACGCCTGCGTATTCCACGCCCTTATCTGCCACTGTAGTGGCGTATGGGTCGTATGATGGCACTCCTGTCGCACTGTCTGCCGTAAACATCGTGATGAGCTGTTCTGGCTTGCCCAGTAGCTCCTCATAAACGTCATAGGTCTTACGCATGTCATCCACCTCTGCGTCATTCAGCTTTTCCTCTGTCTGAGGGTCAACTTTCTTGACGATTGCCTTTTCCAACACTGCCATGTTGAGCTCAAGCATCTTTTTCATGATGAGCCAACCTGCAGTCATTTGGAGCTGCTTGAGGTGAGCGATAATGTTTGCCGCCTGTTCTGGAGTTTTTACATCAAGGTCAATCTGCTCATGGCTGGTGTACTCCTGCTTTGGAGCAGCTTTTTTCGATTTTGTTGGCGACTTAGTACGTTTTTTTGTACTAACTGCCTTTTTAATCGCTTTTTTTGTTGTTTTCTTTTTAGCAGCCATGATATTTATGTTTTAACTGGTAAGGTTCTACCCTTTGCCTCTGGTGCTGGCAGTGCCTTATCAGATAGCGATTGTGGGTCTGGTCGAGCTGGTGGCTCTGGAAACAGCTCTGGTCGCTGTTTTTGCAGCATCATCGCCCGTTTGTGAGCGTTGATGTGAGCGTACTTTGCTGGTGTATCCTCCATCTTGTTGTGGATTTCCATGTGAGTACGGTGGTCATCAGATACTTGAACCTCGACTTTTTCGTTCTCTGAGAGCGCATCGTTCTCCTCCTCAGCAATCATTTCGTCGATTGTAGGTGGCAATAGTTGCTCGATAAGGTCTTGTTTGAGACCTGTGAGCTTACCCATGTACCTCAATCCGAATCGAATGTTTGCCTCTGGGTCAGCAATGAGCATCTGCATGTACCCTCTGAACTGCTGCATTTCATTGAATCGACGCTGCTCAACGAGGATGCGTGACTCAATTTTTACGTTGGGGTCAGTGTTTGCAATGAGGTCTGCATGTGTGAATGGTCGCCATCGTGCTCCCAGTGCTCCAACAATACGCACCATTTTTTCATCAATCTTGTCATCGAAATGGTCTTTATAGAGTCGGTACCATTGTTTCCAGAACCGCTTTTCACTCCATCCGAATACACGTGCTGATAGTGAATATCGTGTATCTGAACCTTGAGAAACGAGAGCATCTCGAGTTGCGGTCGCTCCTGCCTCTGGGTTTCCACCCTGCTTAGTGTCTGGAGACGCTGTGCTGAGCTCTGCGCCCTGTGCAAGCGTATCGAGGATGTATGAGACATCTGATGAGATACGGTCTTTCTGCATCGGTGTGACGGCTCCTGTGGTGTTTCCTGTGACTGGTACGAACTTGTTGAACTCGAAATTGAGGTCTGCTCGGTTTTTCACCCGTGTGCTATCGAATAGATACATCGGATGGATTGACGCTTTCACTGCCTTGAGACCGAGGTTTGTGAGCACTGCTCGTGCCCGTTGCTTATCCTCAACCAAGTCTGGTACTGATACTGAATCCCATGAGTTTGGTACTGGGTAAATTGCTCGGTCGATGATTGGAATATCCAGTGAGTCCATCTCAAGGTATCGAACCACTTTGCTCATGTCATCAGCTAGAGTGACGAATACTCGCTTGCCTTTGTAGATTGTGAATCCCTCGAGCAATCGGTGAGTAACGTTGTCACCTGCAAGTGCTGAGAACTTTGATACATCTGAGAGACCTGCTGCCTCTGCTTGGATGCGCATGTTTTCATCAATGAGAGAGTCCTTATCAACGCCACTGGCTTTGATTTTCTTATAGTTGAAATAAGTACCAGCCTCTTTCATGTCGCCCTTTGAGAGACGCTTTTCACGATAGATGAACCGTGATGCTCCTCGACGTTTCTTGTCACCGTTGATTGAGGTTGCGTATGGGTCACGAATGACTGTCATGGCGTGCCAGATTTCTGGTACAGGTACCATATCCTCTCGGTCAAACTCCATGAGTGCACACAATCCACGACCGTGGAACATAGCCTCAAAGTCCCACTCGTAATCGAGCATGTCCTTTTCCATTTCTGTGTAGTCGTACTCAGCTGTGAGAGTCAAGTTTTCAGCCACTTCATCATCACCAGTTTCTCGAGGTGAGAACTCTGGTGTGAGATTGTCCTCATAAAGAGCTGCGAGAACTGTTTGGAAAATGGTGAACAATGTGTTGTCACCGACTGCGTTCTTGTCTCGTTTCTGGTTGTTGTAGAGCTTATATCGTAGTGCCCACTCGTCCCACTTTGGCTTAATGAACCACCAGCCTTGCTTGTGTTCAGACTTGATTTGAGCAATAAGGTCAGTGAAATCCTGCTTTTCCA